GTCCAAAATGTAATTTAAGTCATTTGGAACGCAGTGTAATGAATTACTTAGATGAGGTGGGAATTACCTATGATTACCAAAAGCATTTTAAATGGATGGGAAGGCAATCATTGGATTTTTACCTTCCCGATTATAATGTTGGTATTGAATGTCAAGGGGAACAACATTTCTTTCCTGTTGAACATTTTGGTGGAAATAAAGCATTTAAAAATACTTTGGAAAGAGATAAACGGAAGATAGCATTATGTGAAAAAAATGGTATTAAGTTATTGTATTTTGGAAATGTCCCCAACTACGATACATTCCTTGGTGAGGTGGTTCATGATGATATACAATACCTTATTAATTATTTGCAAGAACATAAAATCGATAGAGATAAACCAACAACTGAGTGATTTTGCTCACGAAATTATTTTCGTGACCAAATTGTAACTTGAAGTCTTTCAGTCGTTTACCTTTACATAAAAAATGATTATTAACTATATTTATGAATAGATTAAATTAGTAAACAATAATGGGAATGAAGATCATTCCCATTTTTTTGTATTATAAAGCTTTGCATTTGTTTCGTGTCCACCCTGTTTTTCTTTCTATTTCAGAAATCACCCACTCAACAGACGTAGTTGATGATAGTTTTCCCATAAAAAATATTGTTGGATATTTTTTTTTATCAATCTTTTTCTCGATAGTATCGTATAATTCCACCGCCTGCTGTGTATTCTTACATCTTACCATGTCAAAATCATTTTCATCGTCATAATAATGAAATAATTTGTTATTATAGATGAATATTCGACTATATTTATTTGGGCATTTCAACACAATATTATTATATATATGATTAAAATTTTTTCTTTCTTTTTGAGGATCAAAACCATAAACATTGAACGTCTCTTCTATGAGCCATTCATTTTTGTCTAAAATCTTATGGGTTGGTGCATCAACAAGATAATTTTCTATGAACTTTCCATTATTATTTCGTAATAATGTGACATGATTAGATTCTTCAGGACTTAGTTTCTTTACTAACACTAATTCATATTTATGCTCAACAAATTTACCATAGTTTTTAACTATTGTTTGTTTGAAAGAAACTTCTTCTTTATTCTTCCTTAATAGATCGTGGTATAGTTCAAGTGCAACATTTTTAAAACGTTTTCTTCCAAAGAATTTGACTCGTTTTCCATTCTTCATAAGATATATTGAAAATGTTCCTTTTTCATCACCCATTAATTTACGATATTCATCTAATGCTTTCTTTCGTTTAGCATACTTACGAGCATTGCGCTTTTTTAAAAGGCGTTTAGACCGAGCCTTTTTACGCTCTTCCAATTTCGCCTTCTCTTTTTCGGCCTTAATACGAGCCTTTTCTTCACGGCGTTTCTGACGTTCCGCTTTTATCTCCAACAATCTTTTTAAACCGTAAGGCATTGTATATTAGTTTTTTAAATTTATTATTATAAATAAATATGTGGTAAAGTTGGAAAATAGCACTTTAAGTAGTATTATGTTTGTGATAACTTTAATGTAAAACCAATTTAAAAATTTAAGAAATTATGATTTTTGGAGAAATTAGTGAAGATGTACGTAAGGTACTTGATGAAGTGTTTGACGAAACTAACTTGTTCAATGTTATGAACATTAAGTACTATTCCGTTCAGAAACAGAAGAGTGTTATTAAAATTGTTAAGTTGAGTCCTGTTGGAGAAGCTGTATCTAAAATGCCGAGTACTATTGTAGTTACTGTGGTTGAGAATATTTTCGAGCGTCTAACACCTATTCAGCAAAAGATGCTTGTTGAGGATGCAGTTAATCTTATCAGTTATGATGACGAAAAGGATAAGATTAAAATTGAAGCACCAACTATTAATATGTCTATTGGAGGATGGCGTAAATATGGTGCAGAATTGGCCAACACATACGAGCTTTGCACTCTTACGGCACAACAAATGGAAGAGGAAGAAAAAGAGGCTAAAAAGCTCGCTAAGGAGGCAAAAAAAGCTAAAAGAAATGAATAAAAACAATTATGAAAAATGGTCTTGAAATAATCACCTTGAATCAAGGCATCACTTTGACGAAAGTCTAAAAAGCTCGTGTTATAAATGCAATCTAACTTAAATGTTAGGTTGCATTTTTTGTTTTGATAAAATAATATAAGATGGCTAAATTTATTTAAAATATTTTAAATAAAAATGGGATGTAATTGTAAAAAGAATGTCAATCCAAAGTATATGGATAACGATGAATTAAATCAATTGAGTGGCCATGCTCCAAATATATTTGAAAACTTGGGTAATTTATTTGTCCGCACGCTTATCGGGTTAATAATTGGTTTAATATTAATTATTGGATTAATTCCTATGGGCTTATATATTGTATATTGTATTTGGTTTGGCAAACAGCCAACGGCTCGAATACCAAACTACACAAAATTGTTAAAAAAAGAATGAGGATTATTTATAAAAAGTTATAACGAAAAATACACATAATGGAAAATCAATCAACTTATAGAATTAGAACTGAGTTAGGTGATGAAAAGCCTATTAACATTCCAATTAATCTTACACAGGAGTTTAATAGCTTTGAAATACTTTCTCTTAAAGTGAATACAAATGATACTTATCGTTCGTATACTTCAACAGAAGGTATTGTTATTGGCCGTGTAAGTACTGCTAATAATGGTTTGGGTATTCCTAATGTTCGAGTGTCAATATTCGTTCCCAAGGGAAGTTATGAACAAAGTGATGAAGAAGCTGTAATGTATCCATTTAGTTCTCCAACAGATTTAAATGGTGATAGGGTAAGATATAATTTATTACCAAGTGAATCTGATGTTTCTTGTTATCAGGTCATTGGTACTATGCCAACGAAGCGAAAGATTTTAGATAATGAAACGGTTTGTGAGGTTTTTGAGAAGTTTTACAAATATACGACAGTAACAAATGAGGCTGGTGATTTCATGCTATCCAATATTCCTGTTGGTAAGCAACGCATACACATAGATGCAGACCTTTCAGATATTGGTCCTTTTCTTTCTCAGAAGCCTTATGATATGATTGACAATCTTGGCTTTGAAAAGAATCGTTTTGAAAGTACACGTCAATTTAAAAAATCTTCCGACCTTGATTCTTTAGCACAAGTTATTAGTCAGAACAAGTCAGTATATGTATATCCATATTGGGGTGATGCAACAGAGAATGGTGCTGAGATGAAAATTACCCGTACAGACCTTTCCCTTAACTATGAGTTTAAGATGGGTGCAATTTTTATTGGTAGCATTATTACCGATAAACAATCTAATTCAATTAGAGAGAATTGTACCCCAACTAATCGCTTGGGGAAGATGGGTGATATGGTAACAGGACCTGGGCGTATTGAAATGATACGTAAAACTGTTGATAACAAGATTGAACAACATCGTGTTAAGGGTGATATGCTTATTAATGATAATGGTGTTTGGTGTTATCAAGTTCCAATGAACCTTGATTATGTTCGCACTGATGAGTATGGTAACATTATTCCAACTGATGACCCAAATAAGGGTGTGCCGACTCGTGCAAGAGTTCGTTTCCGTATCACACTTAATGAAATGGAAAGTGATAATAATGCACATAAACGTTGTAGTTATCTTGTCCCAAATAATCCTAAGAATACTGATGAAAAATTCCTTATAGAAGATAATGCAGACTATTCATTTGGTTCTGATACTTGGGATGAAAGTTTTGTTGATTTATTTTGGAATAAGGTATATACTGTAAAAAATTATATCCCACAGATACAGAAGAATCCATCTCCTACAAATAGAAAACATACAGGTATTAAGATGGTTAATCACTTTGGTGATAATAATCCATTTCCATATAATAATCTTTCAATTAAGTTGTCATTCCTATATCGTTTAATTTGTGTTATTGTAAAAGTGTTTATAATACTTGTAACGGTTTTAAATGGCATTATATCCACGCTTGGTGGTATATTATGTGAAATATCACGAGTATTTCACGGTGCACCTTGGCCCGTAAAATCTTTGTTGAGACCAATGGCAAGGGGGATTGACGAGGCATTAGAAAAAATTGGGTGTGTTGAATTAAGTTCTGAGTTCTGTGATGATGGTATTAACAAAAATGTATATTATCCTGGGTGCGGTTCAACTTTAAGTTGTATGTGGGATAGAATAGTTAAACCTAAATGTGCAAGGGAGCAGAAACGATTAAGTGACAAAGGAGAAACACCTGCTGAATGTACAAACAAGGGAGAACAATTGAGTAATTGTATAGAAAATGATTTGGCACAATCAAATGAAGCAACTTCATTCAATTTTGTTAATGATTGGATTAATGGATGTCTCTATATGCCTTTATGGTATCGTAAAATACTTCCTAAAAAGTCATTTTTCTTTGGATTATTTAAGAGACGTGCAAAAGACCAATGGTGTGCAGGTGAAAATGGTAAAGGTAGTCATGGGGCTAAACTAATTTCATTTTGTGCGGTAAAATATGATGGTGAAGTTAAGGATGGAAAAAACTATAAGGATGAGGATGTAATTCATCATATTATGGCAGATAACCCTACGTGTGGTGATAAATGTCATGAACGTAAGCATTATCGTAGCTTAAATGATGGTGTGATAATGAATGTGGAAAATATGTATGGTCAAAAGGTTTGGTATTATAAATCTGTTGAAACGGAATCAATTAAAAATGGTTTTTTTGCTGATGAATATGTGAATGCTAAGGGTGTTCCAATGGTATCAAAAACACTTTTTGCAACTGATATTGTTTTACTTGGTAGCATGAATGACTGTGACATGAATGGAGTTCCTAAATTCTTTAATTATCTTTCAGGAACAACATATAATATGCCAAGTGATATATTATTCACTGATACAGAAATAACATTTAAACTTGATGAAAATGGCAAGCCAATTGACCAATCAAGTAGAAAGATTAGTGTTTCATCTGGTGCTGATTGGGGTAATGCCAATGAGTATGGGGAAAAAGATGGTGGGCTATTTTATTCAATTGGATGTAGTGGACTTGGTACTCAGGTTCGTCCATCATCTTGCATTAATTTAAAGAGAATTTGTGAGATTGGAGTTGGCTTAGATGAAATGCAATATGTTGATAACATTGATGTGTCAATTACAAGTTCGACAGATGTATTAGATTACAACAATGATTATTATCTTCGTCCTGATGGATTTATATCTTATGATGATATTATTGATTTTGATTATCGTTCAATGTTTGCTACGATGAATAGTAATAAATTAAAAACAAAGATTAATATTGAGACGGGCGTAAGAGAATATGATTTTAGACATCTTTATATTGATAACTTTGATGGTTCTCTAAAGAAAGCAATGGAGAACAATCAGAGAGGAAAAAGAGATGAAGTGAATTATAAGTATAACCATAGATTAGAGGAAACAAATCTTGATTATTTAACATTTAGAATGGGTGATAATCCTTATTTCTATGATGGAAAAAGCATTATTAAGGTAAAGAATTTAGATGGTGAAACTAATAATGGTCCTAATACTTATCAACACCCTAAATATGAAAATTCATTCTATTTCTACTTTGGATTAAAGGAAGGTAAAACAGCAATTGATTTATTTAATCAACAATATAATGGTCCTTGTTCAACTAAAATCGTACAAGAAGAAACGATACCTTATGAAAAGAAAGCTAATTCATGGTGTTGTTTGGATAGTGATGGTAATGGTACATACGACCATAGTACATATGATGGCTATTTAAAGATTAATTTTGAAGATTTGCCATTGCCTTGCCGTGCTGTTTTAAATTCAAAAGACAATAGTAGTGTAACATATACAATCTTAGGTGAAGCCAATCCTGATGGAAAAACTGATATAAATGATGCAAGAATTGCATTTTTTGGAAAAAGTGAAAAGAATCAGCTTAATGGATATGCCAGATATTATCTATTATATGAGAATATGTCAGTTGGCGGTGATGATGGTTTAACTCATGGAAATAAAAAACCGGGTGTTTTATGTTATGTGCCTGCAAACGGTGAATATGTTATGAATGTCATTGATGGTGAAGGAAATCAACATTCATTTAATATTAATATTAACGCAGGATATTTAACGTTTGATAATGTTGAAGAAAAGTTTGCACAGCCAAATAATCTGCTTCTTTCATATTATAAACAGGCAGATGCAACTAAAGAACCGTTTAGCCTAGGTGCACGAATTGAAAAATACAATAATATTGCTTTATCACCTATTGATGACTTAATTGATATGCGTAATGTTAATGATGGCACATCAATTCCAAACATTAAACGAGTTAGTAAATCGGTTGCTGATAATGGCTTAAAAATTAATCCAAATGAAGAGGTAAAATTAAATGGTACGATTTGTCTTTATAATCTATATTATGATGATAAAAAACTTGATAATTTTATTATAGAAGTTGAAGCTGATAAAGAGGATAAAGAATTAAAATGGTATAATAAAAATAAAATTAGAACATTTTTTAACCATTCAACGGATATAAAAGAAAACATAGAGAATAGAGAATTTGTCATTAATGGTGATGAAATCGTTGTAAGTGATAAAAAATCTCCATATATTTCTTACAATGACAATTTGAATATGAAAATAGGTTCAGACGATAAGAATAAAGGTTTAACAGTAAGATGTTATGTTATTAAATGTCCAAAGGGTGGTGTTAATTACACAGTTACTGTAACACAAGTATGTAAAGATGCTGATGGCAAATTTAAAAAGACTCAAAATGTTGTTGAACGTAAAATTATGGTAAGTGAACCAACACCATATAAGCTTTTTATAAATGGTGCTGATTATGACATTTTCAAAAACTTCAAGACAGGATGGGAATTAAGTAGTAAAATTGGCCTTCAAGAGAATGGTGACCTTAATTTTGATGCTAAAAAACCATTTTTACCATTCAAAGAAGTTGGTAATATTTCTAATGTTAAAGGTTGGCTTAATATATCCGATGTAAATAATGATTTTTATGATTGGAATGAAGACCTTGAAAAATATGTAGACCCTGATAAAGGTGATAAACGTTATGAGAAATTAAAAAAAGGTGATATTTTAACATATGAAAAATATACATATGAAAATGAAGAATTTAAAAATAAAGAAGATTCAATAACAATTTCACAAAATGATGGTTATTTTGGTCGTTATGTGGAAGATGTACAATTAGAATTGGCAAAATTAAATGAACCAATTGAGCCGAAACGCTATGATTTTAATAATGAAGAAAAATATACGTTAATTCATTCCAAATGGAATATTATACACCAAGAATGGGAAAAAAAGTATAAAAACCTCCTTAAAAAAGCACAACCATTATTTAATCGTTTAGAGTTCATTGAAAAAATGAAAAAGGCTTTTTGGCTTCAAAATGAAAACGAGGAAAGTAATATTACATTTACTGTACAAACAGATGATAATCCATATGATGTATGGGCATTGTACAATGATGAGTTTGTTAGTGAAAAAAATGTAAAATATCATGAAACTAAAAGTAAAGCAAAAGATAATGAACGCACAGGTTGGATTTATACTTCCAAGCCAACGGTTGTAATAAATGGTGTAAAAGTGCCTAATATCACATCATATGATAGTAAGGATTATGGTATATCTGAAGATAGCATAAGACAAACAGACGATTTCAAAACAACTTATGGAAACGTAAATGGTAATATCATTGCTTTTGCGCAAGATAATATTGCAGAAAAAAATCCTGATGGTGGTAGCATTAGTATTAAACCACCATATATCGTGGCTTGCGTAAATAATGAAGGCCAAACGAAACCTATAAATTTAATTGTTAAGGACTTTTATAGCCGCAAGAAAAATAAATACGGTTTGACAAGTTATAGGTTTGGTAAAAATGATGAAAATAATGGATGGATTTCTGATGGTAATGGTCATGAATTTTTTCAATTCTATTTGATTGATAAAATTTTCAGTGCTGATATTGTTTGTTGGTCTTATATGAATAATATACCTTATTTTATACCTTGGATGCCTTATGACAATAAAGGTAATGATGGTGACGCTACTAAGTTAGGTCAAGTTATTAAAACAGAAGGAATTGTGTCAGGCATTATCAATAATGGTATAACGAATAAAACCGATTATATCGATGATACAGGTGACTTTCATGAAAGATTAATCTTTGATAAAGATACGGTATTAAAAACTTATCAGAAAGACACAGAAGATTCAATCCCAACAAGACGTGCAATTCTATATGAAAAATTAAAAACAGATGACAACGATAAAATATATTTAAATTATAGACATGCTGTAAAAGATGATGTGGGCGACACGAATCAATATAAATTAGTACCAAATGTTGAGGGTGAATTAACATTTAGTGATAAAGATAATCACGTTAAAACTTCACGTATCTTATATGGGTCAATGAAGATTCGAGTTAAGGATAATTCAACTAATGTAACCAATTTTATTAACAGATTCTTTAAAAGAACATTTGAATCCAACACATTAAGTGTAAATGCGGTTAATGGTGATACTGATAATCCAATCACTTATTATATTTTCAGAGTGCGTATGGAACACAATGATGATGATAAAAAACCGAAGCTTTTATGGTATCCTTTGAACTCTTTTGGCATTAAGAAAACTAAGGATAAGATTAAATATCAATTAGAGTGTAATGATAATGTTGAAAAATGGGATGGAAAAATAGCAAATGCTTCTCAGTTCTTTAATAAAAATACTGATAATATAGTATTTAAGGATAAGTACAGTAATGGTGGTCTTGCGTCGTCAGTTGCTGAATCCAAAGTTAAGAGAGAGGACGCTAATGGTGATACAGTCTATGATGATACAACAGGTTATGGTAATACGGGTATTTTTACTAACTTGGATTTTAAACCATACTTTGTTGTTGCTGTAACAGAAAATGGTTGCCGTGCAGTTTCTCCTGTATATGACTTTAATAAAGTATATTATATCATTGGTCTTGTAAATATTAATGGAAAACACATTTTAAGAATTGGATTGGTTTATGTTCTAAGAGATGCAAAATATAATGATGTTAGTCAAATGGATGATAATGATGGGTATAACGCAACTTCAATAAGAGAAATTAACTATTGTAAATTACCACGTAACTACTATCTTACGCAATTTAATTTTACAATGGATTATTCAATCTCTATGGGAAATCTAAGTATTAAAAATACAGATATTAACTTTGAAAAGAATACTTATAATTTTGTTAATAAGAGTGAGTTTAAGGATTCTAAAATTGGTTCATCTTATATTGAAGAAAAGATTGATGGAAGTGGAACTATTACAAGTTGGGTTGTACACACAAAAACAAGTGCTGATGTCAAAGTAAATGAAGAAGCCAAAGAATTAACAGGTGGTCAAGAAGTAGGTACACCAATTGCACCATTGACTTATTATTATTCAACTGAACCAAAAAATAAAGATGAAAAAATACAATATGTGACAATAACAATTGATGAAAATGGTTATATTAAAAAAGATATTTCAACAACTATTCCTGCAAATGGTGAGGATATTAAAGATAAAAGTGATATACATTTCCAATATAAACATGAGGAAAACATATTTGATGATGAAGGTAAAATGACTCAAGTGACTAAATGGTATAAAAATACTTTATCATATAGTAAAGAGGAACGTGAAACATTTGATTATGACCCAAGAGTCCCCCATTTCATGAAATGTGTTGATAAAGTTTTAAATGATACTGAATATAAGTTTCTTAAACAACTATTTAGTCGAATGCCTAATAAGGTTAAAGAGCTTGTAAATATTACCGTTACTGATGTTGTTGGAATTAAGCATAAGTGCAGACTTCATACAATAGTTGGTGAAAGCGATGGTAAAAATTGGAAGAATTTCATGAGAGTTCCAAAATAATTGTGAAAAGAATGTGGTTTTATTTCTAAACCACATTTTTTTTGCATTAATGTTTGGTTTTTCCAATACAAGGAAGTATAATATAAATGTAAATAAAATAAACTATAATATATAATATAATATAGTTTTATTATTATTTTATTATTATTAATAGTGATAAATTCTTTAATAAATTAAAAACACATGGCAAAATTTAATGAAAAGAAGGTTGCAAAGCAGCCAACAGAAAAAAACTTTATGGGTGAACTTGCTTTTAAGATGAAAGAGAAGGAGGAACTCATTAGCACCGTAATGACAACTTTTCTTCAGAATAGTTATTACGAAAAAGAAGAAACTACAGTTAAACGTATTCAAGAACTTTTAAAGAAAGTTGATCCATTGTTTGCTGCAAAGTTGGCAATCTATGCTCGAAATGAAGGTAATTTGCGTTCTGTTACGCATCTAATTTCTGCCGATATTGCAAAGTATGTTTCTGCACAACCTTGGGCAAAACGTTTTTATGATAAGATTGTTGTACGTCCTGATGATATGTCGGAAATCTTGTCTGCATACGCACATCTTAACGATATGGAACAAGACGATATTAAGAAAATTCCAAACTCGATTAAGAAGGGATTTAAATCGGCACTTGAAAGACTTGACCCTTATCAATTGGACAAGTATAAGATGAAAAATCGTAGCGTTTCTATGATTGACCTCATTCGACTTTTCCACCCAAAAGGAACTGAAAAGAATAAGGAGGCATTTAAACGTCTTGTAAAAGGTGAATCTCTCGAAGGTCTTTATTCAACAAAGATTTTAGAGAAGGAAATGACCAAGGCAGGACAAATGACAAAGGATGCAAGTGAGGAGGAAAAGATGGACGCAAAACGTGATGCAATTACGTCAGTCATTGAGAATATTAATGGTATGCCTATTATGAACTTGCTTCGTAATTTGCGAAATATTATTCTTTATGCTCCTGATAAGGTTGATGAGGCATGTACTCAACTTCGCATTGAGAAAAAGATTATCAACTCTCGTCTACTTCCTTTCCGTTTTGCAACTGCATATGGTGAAATTGAAAAACTTAACTATGAAGAAAAAGATGCTTCAACTTCAATTGCATTTGAATCAGACAAAAAAGTTAAGTCTCAAACTCGTTCAACATTCGATAAGAATAAAGAGAAAATTCTTGATGCAATCGAAGATGCACTTCAATATTCGGTAAAAAATATTCCTGAACTTGAAGGTAATGTTGCAATTCTTATTGACCATAGTGGCTCTGTACGAGGTGATTCAGGTGGTTCTTCTAAAGTTTCTGCTTTCTCTAAAACATCCACAGCAATGATTGGTAACTTATTTGGTTCAATGATGGCATACCGTCAAAAGAATGTTTATATTGGACTTTTTGGTGATAAACTAATTAGTGTTCCTATTGACCGAGAAAAGAAACTACTTGAATTCAATAAGATGACCTTTAATGAAGGTGATAAATGTGGTGGTGCAACGGAAGCAGGTATCTATGACTTTATGCGTCAATGCGTAAAAGAAAAAAAGAAAATTGATAACATTGTTGTCTTCTCAGACTGCCAAATTGGAGATGGTAAAAGTTCACGTGGTTTTACACCTTGGTATGGTTACTCAACAGGTGATAGAGGTAATCACTTTCATGAACTATTTAATGAGTTCAAGAAACTGAATCCAAATTGTAATTGGATTGTTGTAAATCTTCGCCAAAGTGGTGGTACGTCAGTGTTTGATAGATCTCAAAGAATTTTGAACATTGCAGGTTGGTCAAGTAATATTTTTGACGTGATTAAGACGCAGTGTAAAGGCTGGGATGCCGTAATTAAAGAAATCGAGGCAATTGAAATCTAAGGAAATGACAAATGTTGGAAAAAAAATAAAAATTTCCAACATTTTTTTATGTTTATATGCTATTTTTGAAAATTAGATACTATTTATTATTATGCTGACTTGTAACAATTCAAGTTAAACACAACATATATCCAAGAAATAAAGTGCAATAATTAGGTAACTAAACTTTGTGCTTTATTTTTTTATAATATAGATTTGGTTTATTCGATGTTAAGTAGTATAATATAAATGTCGAAAGGAAATACAGATGGTTAAAACGGTTTTAGTTTGATAAAACTAATGACTTTCGATAAAAAAACGATAAATACATTTGGAATATAACAATGTAAGTAGTATAATATAAATGTTGATGTTGAATCATGAAGATAGACTTAGACAAATTTGAGTTGCTATACTACCTTGAAGGATGTGCAAGAGGAAGTCATTTGAGACAAGGAGTTTGGAGACGTTTTATCAATGAATTTTATGATAAACTAACAATACAAGAAAGGCTATTCTTGTTTCATTATTCTGTAAGAGACTTATGGCAGATTTATAATGAGCCTTATTGTAATGGTTGTTCTCATTATGGCAAAGATGACTTTAATATGTTTGTTTCGAGATTTAATCCATATAACAAATATCGCATCACTGTGTCAAATGATGGTTCGACTAAAGTGTTTGAGTGTTTTTGGTTTGATGGAAAGTTTCATACAGAATTTAATCGTTTCATTGATAATGAATACATTAAAAATATTGAATGGTCAGGAAAAGAAGATTCTGAAATTTATGAAAACAAATACGGACATTTAAAAGGTGAGGTAGATAAAAGAGTTGCTCTAAACCCACCTTATAATGTGTGAGTTTGGAAAGTGAACCCTGATGGTGATGGGGGCAACCTGCTAAGTTGTTTCGTTCGGTAACACGAATGTGGTTCGATTCCACCGCTTTCCGCAATTAAATTGTAAAAAAAATGAAGATAGAATTAACTCCAATTGAATTACTAAAAGGAATTGATGGTTGCGCAGCTTTTCCTCATACGAGTCCTGGGTTGTGGAAGCGTTTAGTTGATAGTTTTAACAATATGTCAGTTGAAGAGCATTTGGAATTGTTTCATCGTTCAGCGATAGGTTTACTGACAGATTGTTGGTATATGTTTAATGGCCCAACTCGTGATGGTAAACCACGTTATGGCAGAGATGATTTTAATATGTTTATCTCAAGATTTAATCCATATAATCAATATAGTGTTGAGGTATCAAATAATGACTCAACTGATGAATATGAATGTTTTTGGTTTAATGGAAATTTTTATAAAGATTCTAATAGTGTAATAGACGACAAACATATTAAACACGTGAAATGGTGTGGTAAGGAAGATTCCGATCTTTATGAAAATAAATATGGGCAAACAAGAGGCGAAATAGATGAGAGAGTCGGTTTAAAGCCACCATATGAGGTGTGAACTTAGAAAGTAAACCATGGTGGTGATGAGGGCAATTTGGTAATTTGTTTTATTCAGTAATACGAATGTATTTAGATTATTTCATTCTCGGCTATCTAAGTTAAATAAGCATTTTATATTATTGCACATGATTTTACAAAAAAAAACACATAATAAATTTGGAAAATTGAATAATATGTAGTATAATATAAATGTAAAGAGATCTTTAAAATGTTGTAAATAAAAAAAATCGTAGTGGTGGTAGTTAGCGTTACTTCGAAGATTAGCTCAGTTGGTTAGAGCACAAGATTTTGGGACTTGATGTGGTCGGTTCAAATCCGACATCTCCGCGCTTTAATAATACGCTGCTAAATATTCCCTACGATAAACTTATAACAACGTTGCGTTGTAAATTTGAATTATAGCAAATTAATGCATACGTTGGAAACAGTACAGGTGGCGGTATGAATTGTTACTTCGACATATTAATATTTGGCTTTAATTTTTCAAAACATACAATTTATAACTAAATTCCCCTGTTTATTTTGGCCCATTCGTTTATTGGTTAAGACCCCGGTGAAGGAAGTTCGATTCTTCCATGGGCTTCATTTTTACAATCTCTCTCTTGAAGAGGAGTTTTGTATTATTAATTTAATACATCTATAGTAACACGAACTACCTCAATAACTATAATGTAAAGATAGTTTCCTTGATGTTAATTAGATGTTTATTTCACACCTTGTTTAGGAGTGGGACAGTAGCCTAAACTAAAATGACAGACCGTTCATTTACAACTGTTCAATCTAACGGTGTCATACGAATAAGTAGAAGGAAAGAAGGTGGCTTATTCATTTGCAGATGTGGCGAAATTGGTATAC